GTTGCTGCCGTTGCCGAAGAAGGTCGCCGAATTGCGTTCGATGTTGGTTCCAATGGTCGCCGCCGTGCCGCATGCGAAGATGGGCGACGTGCCGACCAGCGGGTGGAAGATGCAGTTCATCCGGTCGTGAATGATTTCGCTGGCTGGAACCGTGATGCCCGTTTCCAAGCCCGTTAGGTTGTCGGCCTGCAGTGCGTAGAACACCGCGCCGTCCGGCGCGACCTGCGGGACGACGCGCTGCGGGTCCAGCAGGTACAGGCCCACGACGACGCCGCGGCTGTCGCGCTCTATCAGCGCGTACGTATTGCCGCGGATGAGCTTGCTATACGCCCACCACTCGATGAACTGGATGCGGTTCTGGAAGTGGTTTGGCTTTCGCAGCACCGGCGAAAACGCCGGGCTCGACGTCTCCGACCAGATGCCGGTTGCGTCCTGCTGCATCAGCTTCGGCCGGAGCTTCCCCATGTCGGACGCGATCAGCGTGATGCACGCATAAACGGCGTGGTGCGCCAGCACCGTGTCGGGCGTCCACTCGATGTTGCGCTGCCATGCGCCGGAGAACGGTTCAAGGATGCGATGCCAGCCGCGATTGTCGGACACCGTTTGCAAATGTCCCTTGCGGCGGAACCGGATCTCGCGGCCGAAAATGCGCATCAGGCGGCCGGCTCAGGCGGCTGCACCGGATCGACCGGATCGACCGGCGTAACCGACTTTGTTTCGGGCGGCTGCGTGGTCGTCGTCTCGACGGCCTGCATGTCGCGGCGCTCGTACGTGCCCTTCTTGCGCTTCTTTGGTTCCGGCATGCGCTCGGCGCGTTTGGCGGCGATCAGGATGCGCGCGAACTTCTCAGGCATTTCCATCGGCTCGCCCGGCTGGACGCCCCGGTACGATCGGTTGATCGGCGTGATCAGTGTCATGCGTCTCCAGTGTGGGGCCGGTTGCCCGGCCCCACGCTCAGGGAGAGGTTGCTACGGTTACGACGCCGACGGCGCATACGCTGCGCTGTCGATCACAGCAACGGCCGTGGTGCGACGCTTCGACCAGTTGATGAAGCGCTCCGCGCGCAGCGCGACGCTGTTCGTCTGGTACATGGAAACCATCGCCGTCGCGACGGGTGAGATCTCGTTCGTCGGGTTGGTCAGCATCTCCAGTGACGCTTCGCGCGACGCGTCGACCGTCACGACGCCGTCATCCGACAGCCAGATCTCGGACGCGAACACGAGGATGAACATGCCGGCCGGCACATAGTTGCTGGTCATGACCGGGACACCGAGCAGCGTGCCACCGTTCATGTTGATTCCCGGGAACTCCGGCTGGCCCAGTGCGTTCGTCAGCAGGCCGATGTTCAGGCCGAGTGCCGGCGTGGTCAGGTAGACCGCGCTCGTCAGTGGAAGGTTGGCGGCGATGGCCGCGCCCCACAGTTCCGCGATGTCTACACGCAGTGCATCGGCGGTCGTGCCCGATGCCGTGATGGTGGTGACGCCGGCCGTGATTGACGCCGGATTCACGCCAGCTACGGCCGTGACGGCCGGGTCCACGAAGTCGGTGTCCAGCTTCTCGATCAGCGCACCCGACAGTCCATCGCGCACCAGTCGCTCAGCGCTCGGGTTGCTGAACCGGATCACGTCCTCGGACAGTACGGAGATCGCAGCGACCTTCGTCCAGCCGTGGTACGTGTCATTGAAATCGAACGCCGTGACGGGCTTGGGCTTGCCCTCGCCGACCCAGTAGCCCGTGCCGCCGCTCGTCTGTCCCTTGACATGCACGTTGAAAGGAATTGACCGGAGCGCGGGATACGGACCCGTACCGAACCGGCCGATAAGCGTCATCGCCCGGAGGAAGTCGAGGAAGTCTCCAGCGAACACGTTGTGTTCCAGCAGCGGCCCGGCCCACGTGGCGTCGGACGTGGTCGCACCGGCCACGGCCGCCTTCGTCTGCATCAGCCCGGCAATCAGCCGGTCGGGGCCGATGCCCTGGTCAACCGCCGCTTTCATGACGCTGATCGCACGCACCTGCTTCGGGTAGTGCGTCTGCGCCAGGTTCAGTGCCTGCGGGATATTGCCCTTGGCCGCCGCGATACACATCGCGAACCGCGCGAACTCGATGCCGGGCTCCAGCTTCTCCTCGCGCTCGACCACGACGGTCGGACGCGGATCGCGCGACGTGGTCGCGGCCTTCCCGTTGGTCGTGGTGTCGACCGGCTTGGCCTGCGCCGCGTTCTCCTTCTGCAGCAACCGGGCGCGCTCCAGTGCGGACTTGACCTGCTCGCGCTCCTGATGCAGCGTGTCGAATTGCTCCTGCTCCTCCTCGTTCAGCGTCTCGCCGCGCTCGGCGGCCTTCTCCTCGATGGTGTTCATGCGCTCCAGGTGCGAAGCCCGCTTCGCCTCCATCGCGCCAATGCGTTCCTCGATTATCATGTTGTCTCCTGACGCTTTCGCAATGATGCCCGGAGCGCCGGGCAGATGAATGCGAACAGGAGGCTTGCGAGTCGCCGCTGCGCTCTGTCCGTCGTAGTGTTTGATCGATGTGATGGTGGCTTCCACGTTCGCGGGGATCGTGACAGCCGAGAGTTCTAGCCATTCCCATTTGATGAACCGCTGGCCGAACGTGCCCTTGATGTCGGACGTCTCGATCGGCTTGAACCCGATCGACAATCCGCGCACCAGCTTCATCTTGATGGACTGCCACGCTTCGTCGAGCCGATCCTTCAGCTTGCCTGGCTCATCGGTGCGCGCTATCTGGATGCGGACGGGAATGCCGTCGTCGGTCGGCGCTACGGCCATCACATGGCCGACCGGTTGACGCGAGTCGTGATGCCAGAGGAACGGCAGTGGCAGGTCGAACTCGGCGCCCATCGGCTCGACAATGTCCTCGACGCGGTCGGTCCTCGGCGTTGTCGCGATGCCCTCGATGATGCGCCTGTCCTCGTCGACGGCCTTGCAGTCGAACAGCGAATAGGCGCGGTTTATCGAATACTTGCTGTTCATACGCCGGCTCCGATGATGTGGATCGCGTACTCGGGGGCCGGTTCCTCATGCACCATCCGGCCGAGCGCGATGATCAGCGCGACGGCGCCGTCGATTTTGTTCTCGCGACGTTCCTTGCGCGGGAATACGTTCTGGTTGCGATCTTCCTGCGCGGTGACATTGCCGATCATCCATGAGAGCGCCGGATTGCCGTCGTGGTGAATGCGTCCCGACACAATGAGGGCCTGCAACTCCTTCATCGGTTCCGACAGGTGCGAAACCGTCTGCGGGACCTCGATGACTTTGTCGGCTCCCAGCACGGATTGCAGGTGCGTCAGCAGTTGCGTTGCGTTGTACGGGTCCGACGCCACTTCCACTGGACCCGATTCCGCAGCCGCAACGATGTCGGCCTCGATGTAGTCGTAATCCGTGATGTCGCCCGGCGTGGTCGTGACGTGGCCCTGCTCCGCCCAGCCGGCGTAATGTCGCCCCTCGGCCATCTCGGCACGGGCGGCGGGCAGGTAGAGGCGCGTGAACACGTAGTAGTGCGGCGCGCCAGCCACATCCCTACGGAACAATCGGGTTGACGCCGCAATGTCGATCTTGCTCGCCAGATCCAATCCGATGATGCTGCGCTCACCGCGGAAATCGGACCAGTGAAGGGTGGGATCGCCCAGCCGGTTCCACGACTCCAGGTTGAAGTACGGCGCGGCCGCGCCACCCCAGACGTTTTCGTGTTTCGTTTTGAACGTGGATTGTTCGCGCGGGTTCGCGATGGCGCGCTTCAGTTCCGACAGCAGGAACTCCTCGAAAACACTGACGCCCATGTTCGGATTGCACTTGCGCAGGACTGACGGATCGGACCAGTCGTCGCCTTCGTCAATCGTGTAGATCAGCCCGAACAACTCATCGGCCGGAACAGTACCGGCCAGTGCGTTCACGGCCTCGCCGCGCAACGCATAGCAGGGACCGGCAGTGTCATAACCGGCCGTAGTGATCACCCACGCAATCGGCTGTTCACGGGCACCCATGCCCGTGACCATCGTGTCGTACTGCTCTGACGTGGCGTGCTCGTGGTATTCGTCCGTGATCGAGAACGACGGCGAGGCACCATCGCCAGGCTTGCCGATGATGGGCTCGAACTTTGACGCTGTCGCGAGGATGTGCATGTTCTTCGCGCCAACGTCGACACCGAACGCATCGCGGTAGTCGTCGCTGCCGCGCGCCATGAGGCGAGCCGGTCCGAACACTTCCCACGCCTGCTTTTCCGTCGTGGCGCCGCTGTAGACCTCGGCACCATGCTCACCATCGGCCGTCAGCATGTAGTGACCGATAGCGGCGGTGAAGCTGGACTTTCCGTTCTTTCGCGGGACCTCGATGTAGGCGCGGCGGTAGCGGCGCAGGCCGTCCGACTTGCGCTTCCATCCGAACACGTTCGCGACGATGAACGACTGCCACGGCTCCAGCCGCAGCGGCAGGCGGTCGCGGGCCCACTTGCCCTTGACGTGCGGCATCAGCGAGACGAACTGGCAGACCTTTTCAACCGCCTCACGGTCGAGCCGGTACGGATAACTACGCTGTTTCTGGCGACGCACTCCATCGAGATGGCGATGGCACGCCTGTCGCACATACAGGCAAGCCGGGACCTTCCCCGCGACGACCTGACGCGCATACCGCGTCGCGGCGGCGAGGTGACTGCTCACGCCAGCGCCCGGAAAGCGTTGGGCCGCTGGGGCTTCTGCGACCCGAGGCGCGCCCGGCTGGCGGGGTCCATGCCGAATCGGCTGAACAGGCTCTCCATTCGCGCGATGCGAGACGCCGGCATGGAACGGGGCCGGGACCGCGACTCAGCGATCAGGGCGCAGAGCATCGCGAACGCCGGCACGTCGACCGGGGTCAACAGCCCCATCTGGACGACCATCGGAGCGTACTCGTCCCAGATGCTGCGGACCTTCGGCTGCATC